GCCTTGATGTAATGCGAAGCAATCTTGTGACCAAGACCACGTGAACCAAAGTGAACTCCGATCCAAACGCGACCCTTTTGATCATAGAAGATATCGACATAGTGGTTACCGCTGCCGACAGTACCAAGCTGTCCGCGCGCCATGTCCTTCAGCTCGCCGAGCATAGCGATGTCAGTCCAAGCATCGTTGTCAAACAACGCATGGTCAACATCAGTCTTGTTCTTGCGGCCGATTCCAAACGAGATGCGATCAAACACTTCGTCCATGATACGGTTCATATCACCCGCGATATCTCCATAGTGCAGGTCAGTCATCACAGCCTTGTTTCCGCAGCCGATGTCGAAGCCTACACCTGAAGGCGAGATCTTGTCCTTGTAAGCAATTACGCCGCCGACAGGAACAGCATAACCAAGGTGATGGTCAGCCATAAGTGCAGCCTTGTAGCCACCCTTGACGAGACAGTTCGACATCTGATCTACTGCATTTTGTAATGGATCACCAAAAACCGGAATGTTGTTGTTTGAACCTAATAGTTTCATAAGATTGTCATTTTTATAAATAATTTCCACAGGCAATATCACTATGGATTATTTAAAGATTTACGAGAGTTCAGATAGTTTCGAGTCGACGAGTTGAGTCGCAAGTTTAACCCACCGATTCATCCACTTATTCCATTTACGTGAGCGCACTGGATGACGCATTGCATTAGAAAATGCGCGACTACGCTTTTCACAGATTCTTTTGTTATGATTATACGGAGAGTGCATTGTGTAGTCTTTGGATTGTTTCGATTCCAGCACGCATCTTTGCGGCGGCCGAAGAGTTTGCGGAGTGAACGTGAATGATTGGAGGAACAAAGCCTCGCAAAGCAACGGCTTCCTCAATCCAAAGAACCACGTCATATCCAGTTCCGATTTCGTCGTCATCACCAAGGTCATGATCGAGGCTAAGCTCAGTCACCAGACCAGCGTGCAGCAAATCAATCGTGTCGTCGGGATTGTATGTTCGGAACCATCCTTGCGGAGTGACTCTTTCGTCATCGAGAAAAACTTTCATCTTATTAAGCAGTTGCGACAGCGGTAAAGATTTCCTTTACACGCTTCAGAGGAATTGTGGCACCAGTCCCATAAACCAAGTCTGCGCGTGGAGATATGAAACGATCACGGTTTGCATTGTACTTTTCGGTTCCCAGAAGTTTCTCGAGACCTGTATGATTCCAATCAAATGTTCGGCCAAGGCGACCTGCATTGAAACGTCCGTTACACATGAATGTCATTGCACATCCAATCGTAACACCGTTCACGCGATACTCAAGCCACTTTCTTTTGGGCAATGACGGCTGCGGAGTAACATCGACGCTTGTGAATTTGATTTTCATCAGTACTTAAATTCTCCGGTTGATTCTTGGTATTGGAAGCCTTTGCGGTATTCTTCAATTTCCTCACTTGTCAGATTGATGACGGCTTCACCGCGACCAGTGCCTTGTGGATACCAGTGAGGGGAAAAAGCGCGGCGGTAATAAGCATCAGCGCTGCCTCGGTCAAATAGTCCGCCGTGGCGTTCACGATCAAATTGTGGTTGGTCAGTCATGGTATTAGCGATTCTTGTTAGAGATAATGTAATCAACCGTTGCGGAACTCGCAGCTTTTTGAAAAGCGAGTTCGAGCGAATCCTCTTCTTCGGCATAAGCTGCTGCTGCGATTGCAGCGGCGGTTTCAAACATTGCAAGAAGTTCGAGAGAATCGGGAAGCAGGGAATCGAGGTTCGACATGTGGTGGTTTCCTTACAGAATTATTTTAACAGGTTTTTAGACGAATGTAAACAAGAAAATGCATAAAATCCAAAAAAAGTTCATTTTTTTCCAAAATTTTCAGACAAAAAAGGCGTATCGGAGGGGATACGCCTCGATGATTTAGCTCTTAAGAGTTCTTTTAAAAGGAAAGAGTATATGATCGCACCTCTCGCGGCAATGGTTCAGCTGCTCCCTTTGGGAGAGATCCGATATTGGTAAAGGCATAGTTGATCTTGGACATGGCTGCATTATATTCAGCAGCTAGGCTGTTATAACTGGCAACGACACCCGCAACTTCTTGCTCCCATAGATTAAACTGTTCTTTATCAGTTCGATCCCAATCCTTACGAGAGGTGCCTTCATAGGACTTCTCCATACTAGTGAGACGGGACTTATAAACCTGAACATCAGCAAGTTTCTTATCACATTCTGCTGCTACATTTTTGAACCATTCATACTTCTTCAAGAGAAGAGCCGGATCTAGTTGTTGTTCAACGACAGCAGTTGCCTTGCCAACATAAGAACATCCTTTACTCAGGATACTACATCCAATGATGACAGTACATGCTACCAGAGAGAGAAAAATATATACAACGGTTTTCATATTAGCGGTCTTCGAGGTTAAGAGTGATGTTCTTTACAGCAATTGGTTGATCAGAAACATGGATGATTTGTCCACCAGTGAAGAAGTGACTATGGAAAGTTCCCTTAGAGCTGAACCAATAAATGTATTCACATGAACTGCCATAAGAGCCATCATCTTGTAGCACTTCTGATGTGTATTTTGTCTGCCCGTTAATATTGACACCCATACCACTATGAGGACTGTTGACATACTCCCAAGCACCCGCTGATACACTTGTAGGAGTTAGTCGCTTACCAGATGAAGTGACCTTACCTTTCACGGTGGAATACAGAATCACCTGACCACTATAAGGACTAATCACATACAGATGCTTGATTGCTCCAGCGACATTATCACGCTTGAGTCGTTCAGCAATATTCTTCTGTTCTACAGTCCAACCATCAGCATCAGTTGATACCTCAACAGTCTTCTTTGAGACACTGCCGCTGGCATTACTTGGCTGGGTTTCTTCAATACACGAAGGCAGCATAAGAGCAGCCACAACGATTGTCATTAGTTTCATTAGTTTCATCTTGTTTATTATATTGGTGTTCCTTTGGTTCTTACTTGTTCTTATAGATCTTTAGTTCTTTCTCTACATAACTTTGAGCTTTTGTATCTTCTAGATATTTGTAATAAAAATCCTCTAGTCGAATTTTAGTTGCCTTAGAGCAGTGTAGTCTCTCGTCAGTGTACTTACCTTTGTACACATAAAGGATTCCACTAGCGTATGGGTGATTGGAGGTCCAAACAGTAAAGGCGTTGTCGAATGTAATTGTGAAGTTATCTACTTTTGTAACAGTTCCTTTATCAATCAGGAGATTCAATAGTTTATCCCATGTCTCATCAGGTTCAGCTTGAGACATCCAGAAGAATTTAAAAAGCCTAGATAGTTTACTTGTACGATTCATATTTTTATTTTATCAGAGTTCCTTACTTAGAGATCTTTAGCTTGCTTACATCAATCCCAAACTTAGATGCAATTTCGTCCATCGTCAAGACGATTTCTTTAGCGGTTTTAAGAAGGAATTCTTGTTCACTTAGTGAAACTCCATCGATGAACCAAGCTTTACATCCATCGGCAAGTTCAACCGCAGGACCGTCTTCACGATGGCGTTTTCCATTGACGTACCATTCTTTACCTCCACTGGCAAGTTCAACCGCAGGACCGTCTTCACGATGGCGTTTTCCATCGATGAACCAAGCTTTACCTCCATCGGCATATTCAACCGCAGGACCGTCTTCACGATGGCGTTTTCCATTGACGTACCATTCTTTATGTCCACCGGCAAGTTCAACTGCAGGACCATCTTCACGATGAAGTATCGTCATTGCTTTGTCCTTGTAGTAATGCTTGTTTCCGTATTTGCCGATGATAATGTATACTGGAGTCATAATGTGTTTTAGTGTTTGTTTCGGGTTCGTTACTTCTGGATCTTGAGCTTGCTCACTTCAATCCCAAACTTAGATGCAATCTCGTCCATCGTCAAGACGATTTCTTTAGCGGTTTTAAGAAGGAATTCTTGTTCACCGTGTTTCACTCCGTCGAGATACCAAACTTTATGTCCATCGGGGTATTCAACCGCAGGACCATCTTCACGATGGCGTTTTCCATTAGAGTACCAAGCTTTACTCCCATCGGCAAGTTCAACCGCAGGACCGTCTTCACGATGGCGTATCGTCATTGCTTTGTCCTTGTAGTAATGCTTGTTTCCGTATTCGTTGATGATAATGTATACTGGAGTCATAATGTTCGTTTCGTGTTCGTTTTGGGTTCCTTACTTACTTAGTGATCTTTAGCTTGCTCACTTCAATGCCAAACTTAGATGCAATCTCGTCCATCGTCAAGACGATTTCTTTAGCAGTTCGCTTGAGGAATTCTCGTTCACCGTGTTCCACTCCATTGACGTACCATTCTTTACCTCCATCGGAATGTTCAACTGCAGGACCGTCTTCACGATGAAGTTTTCCATTGACGAACCAAAATTTACTCCCATCGGCATATTCAATTGCAGGACCGTCTTCACGATGAAGTTTTCCATTGGAGTACCAAGCTTTACCTCCACCGGCATATTCAATTGCAGGACCGTCTTCACGATGATGTTTTCCATCGATGAACCATTCTTTATGTCCATCGGCATCTTCAGCCGCAGGACCGTCTTCACGATGGCGTTTTCCATTGACGAACCAAGATTTACCTCCATCGGCAAGTTCAATAGCAGGACCGTCTTCACGATGGCGTATCGTCATTGCTTTGTCCTTGTAGTAATGCTTGTCGCCATATTTGCCGATGTTAATGTATACTGGAGTCATAATGTGTTTTAGTGTTCGTTTCGTGTTCGTTTCGTGTTCGTTACTTCTGGATCTTCAGCTTGCTCACTTCAATCCCAAACTTAGATGCAATCTCGTCCATCGTCAAGACGATTTCTTTAGCGGTTTTAAGAAGGAATTCTTGTTCACTTAGTGAAACTCCATCGATGAACCAAGCTTTATGTCCATCGGCATATTCAACCGCAGGACCGTCTTCACGATGGCGTTTTCCATTGACGTACCATTCTTTATGTCCACCGGCAAGTTCAACTGCAGGACCATCTTCACGATGAAGTTTTCCATCGATGAACCAAGCTTTATGTCCATTGGCATATTCAACCGCAGGACCGTCTTCACGATGATGTTTTCCATTAGAGTACCATTCTTTACATCCATTGGCATGTTCAGCCGCAGGACCATCTTCACGATGAAGTATCGTCATTGCTTTGTCCTTGTAGTAATGCTTGTTTCCGTATTTGCCGATGATAATGTATACTGGAGTCATAATGTTCGTTTCGTGTTCGTTTTGGGTTCCTTACTTAGTGATCTTTAGCTTGCTCACTTCAATCCCAAACTTAGATGCAATCTCGTCCATTGTCAAGACGATTTCTTTAGCAGTTCGCTTGAGGAATTCTTGTTCACTTAGTGAAACTCCATCGACGTACCATTCTTTATGTCCACCGGCAAGTTCAACTGCAGGACCATCTTCACGATGGCGTTTTCCATTGACGAACCAAGATTTACCTCCACTGGCATATTCAATTGCAGGACCATCTTCACGATGGCGTTTTCCATCGACGTACCAAACTTTACTCCCATCGGCATATTCAATTGCAGGACCATCTTTACGATGAAGTTTTCCATCGACGTACCATTCTTTACCTCCATCGGCGTATTCAATTGCAGGACCGTCTTCACGATGAAGTTTTCCATCGATGAACCAAGATTTATCTCCACCGGCAAGTTCAACCGCAGGACCATCTTCACGATGGCGTATCGTCATTGCTTGGTCCTTGTAGTAATACTTGTTTCCGTATTCGTTGATGATAATGTATACTGGAGTCATAATGTTCGTTTTGGGTTCCTTACTTACTTAGTGATCTTTAGCTTGCTAACTTCGATACCAAACTTAGCAGCAATTTCGTCCATCGTCAAGACGATTTCTGGAGCAGTTCGCTTGAGGAATTCTTGTTCATCGTGTTCCACTCCATCGAGATACCAAAATTTACTCCCATCGGCATATTCAACCGCAGGACCGTCTTCACGATGAAGTTTTCCATCGACGTACCATTCTTTATGTCCACCGGCAAATTCAATTGCAGGACCGTCTTCACGATGAAGTTTTCCATCGACGTACCAAAATTTACCTACATTAGCGTATTCAGCCGCAGGACCGTCTTCACGATGGCGTTTTCCATTAGAGTACCATTCTTTACCTCCATCGGCATATTCAATAGCAGGACCATCTTCACGATGAAGTTTTCCATTGACGTACCAAACTTTACCTCCATTGGCATGTTCAATTGCAGGACCGTCTTCACGATGATGTATCGTCATTGCTTTGTCCTTGTAGTAATGCTTACTTCTGTATTCGTTGATGATAATGTATACTGGAGTCATAATGTGTTTTAGTGTTCGTTTCGTGTTCCTTACTTACTTACTTAGTGATCTTCAACTTGCTCACTTCAATCCCAAACTTAGATGCAATCTCGTCCATCGTCAAGACGATTTCTGGAGCAGTTCGCTTGAGGAATTCTCGTTCACTTAGTGAAACTCCATCGATGTACCAAGCTTTACGTCCATTGGCAAATTCAATTGCAGGACCGTCTTCACGATGGCGTTTTCCATCGATGAACCAAGCTTTACCTCCATCGGCATATTCAACCGCAGGACCATCTTCACGATGAAGTTTTCCATTGATGTACCAAGATTTATCTCCATCGGGGTATTCAACCGCAGGACCGTCTTCACGATGATGTATCGTCATTGCTTTGTCCTTGTAGTAATGCTTGTCGCCATATTTGCCGATGTTAATGTATACTGGAGTCATATTCGGTGGTTTCCTTACAGAATTATTTTAACAGGTTTTTCATGGAATGTAAACAAAAAAATGCACAAAATCCGAAAAAAGTTCAGATTTTTGTGAAAATTAGGATTTATCCGGCGGACCACCCGTTCTCAAGAGCAGACATGCGGTATCCTTCAGAATCGACGGAGTAATGAGTATCCTCGCGGATTCCAATTTCGCCAATTGAGGCTACAGCATCGAGAAAAGATCCAGTGGTGTAAAAACGAATTTCGCGTTCATCGATGTAATAGGCGAACTGATAACCATTTCCTCCAAGAAGAGTTTTTGCGTTTTGATATTCGGTGTTAGTTTTAAATGTCAGTTTCATAATGTATTTTTAGTTTGATGCGAGTCGGAATTTTGAGATGTATGATTTGATAGCGTAACGACGAAGATTACTCTCGTCGCCTTCACCCCCAGGATCAGCTAAGTCGATGCCATAAATTTCTTCTGGAAGAATGAATGCGATTGCGGATAGAGAGTTATTCAAGTCAGGTTCATAAAATGAGGCAGTCTTGATGTTAAGCGATCGCAATTCACGCGCGCGCATAGGCATATCCTGACTACCTCCCCCGTCAAGTAAGATGAACGTCTTATGGTCATCAGCAAATTCGGCATATTGCTCATATCCTTCAACACGGTCAGCTGCATGCCGTGAATACTCAACAGCAGCATGACCCGCTTGAATCCCTTGTTGCCGTCCTGACAAATTTCCCATTACAAAAAAATACATTCTCATATTGTTATTTCTTAAGATGTACCTCAGTTTGCCCCCAACGGTGGATGTGTCATGCAAAGAATATAGTAATTTTTGATGGAGAGATCCGTATCAGAAAAAATATTGACAACACCAAATCCGTAGAGCTCGTTTTCTATGATACGCACTTGATGACATATGTCATTACGAGATGCGCTTCCGTCATCTGAAATAAAATCAATCAATTCATCCGGATTACCGATATAAATGTCGCTCACGTGTAGTCCACCTTCAAACTCATTTGGGTTAATCAAAACCCAAAATTTACTAACGATATAACGACCGGGCATGTTTTTTAGCATAAAGACCACGCCAAAGTTAATGCCACCTTTTAGTAAAATTGCCTGCAATTGATATTCAAAATTGAAGTGGAGTTGTTCAACTCTTCTATTCGCCGGAGCGTTGTGGGTAGTGTTAAGTAGAGTTGTAAAGTGCTCTCGAAGCTGCTCAATAGAGCCAATGTATAGTTTTTCTTTTCGCATGTTGTATTTCGTGTTAATTTAGATTGTAAAAAAGTTCGTTTGAGGCAACGCGACGGATGTCATCTTGGGAAGGAATCTCTCCAAGGTCGATGCATTCAAGAATGAATTCAGCAAGGAACTCGAGAAGAGGCGCAAGGAGTTTACGATTGCTTTGCAGTTCAGGGAACCATTCCAGCAGCTTGTTGCCATCAACATGTTCCTTGACGCGTAGGCGAAGTTCATCGCGATTCTTAGCAATGTTCCGAACCTTTTCTTCGGCCCAAGCAATCCTTTGAGTGAATTCATCTGCATTGAAAAGATCAGGTCCACGGCTTGCTTCATCAGCAAAGGCAACTTGCTTCAGAACATTCCAACCCTTTGCAAGAACCAGACGTGCAATTGTGCGCGTGCTAAGTTCACGAAGGTTATGAATCAGCATGTGCTTTTCGGTGGCAAAGAGGATATCTTCCTTGTCGCCTGAAGACAGATCGTTAAACCGCAGGCGGTCAAACAGTGCTTCGACAATAGGAACTCCTGCACCTTCGTGCCCATGATAGTTGGACTGTCCGTTGCTCTTGACCCCGCGAGTGACTGCCTTACCAAGGTCATGACAGAAGATACCGATGTTAGTCACAGGATCATTCGTAAATCCACCTTGAACAAGGCACTCAAGAATATGACCTTGAACAGTACTTCCACCTTCAGGATGGTGAATAGGATCATGAGTAAATCCATTCAGATCAATCCATTCACGCAGGATTAGAGAACTAATGCCCATTAGATCAAGCAGCCGAATAAATCTTGCAAAGACTACGCCATCATGTGCAGCCTTAAAGATTTCCTTAGCGATACTCTCTGGACTAATACGTTCACGATCAGTGAGTAGACCACGGTTGCGAATAACCGCGTCAAGCGTGTCAGGGTGAATAGCGAAGTTTAGCTTAGCAGCAAACCGCAAGACCCGAAGAATACGTGTTGCATCTTCCTGAAAGCGAATGTTTGGATCGCCGACGCACGTGACCAATTCTCTAATCAGATCTTGACGTCCACCTTGTGGGTCGATGATCTTCTGATTGCGGTCAAGACCTATTGCGTTAATCGTGATATCACGACGCGCACTGTCTTCTTCAAAGGTGCTGACAACCGTTGCGACGTTACTCTTACGGTCAGTACCGATACTGTCAGTGCGGAACTGAGCAATTTCAAAAGCGACGCCGCAATGAACGATGATGCTAACAGGCTGAGCATTCACGGTGTTCTTCGTGATGTCCTGCAACTCAAAGTATAGCGCAAGCTGCTCAAACGGAACATTGGTTGCAATGTCAACGTCGTGCGCGGGTACGTTCAAAAAGTAGTCACGAACCGCTCCGCCGACAATCAGACTTTGCGTTCCTGGGAACGCTTCATCGAGCTTTCCGATCAGATCTAGTGCAGTATTAAATTCAAATGTCATAAAGTGTAATCAGTGTTTTGAGCAGCAATCAGTTCTCTTACTTAGCGAAGAGGAACTTCATGTGCTCAATCGAGGTTTTATAACGCTTTCCGCCGTGCGAGTAAATCACTGGATAGCGATGCGCTCTGGAATTGTAGCTTACGAGCTTTTCACCGTTGCGGCCAATTTCCTTGAGGTCGTATGAAGCGATCAAATTGGAAATGACGCGGTCTTCGCGGCTAACTGCGCCTTTGACCTTGGTTTCAATTTGCATCTTGGCGTCACTAACTCCGAAACGAATAGTTCCGATGTTGAACTCGAGATTTGCATCAGCACCATACTTGGCAAGAACGGCGTTGAGTTCGGAACGAAGAGCGGAAGCAGTGGCTTTGTTGAATCCTGTAAATTTTGTCATAATGTAATTGCGTTAAAGGAGATTGAATTTATTCTTACGCATTGAGGCTAGCGCGATATTCCAACCAAGCCTTGGCTCCTGCCAGAGACTTGAAGGTAGTGGAATCGGTGAGCCACATGCCGCCGCTCGTTCCAGTGTTAGCCTTGCGTTTGTAAATTTGAACGCCAAGGTGGATGGAATGTTTCGTGTATTTTGGAGCTAGAGTAATCATATTTTGTGGTGGTTGCCTTACAGAATTATTATAAACGGAAAATGTCACCTTGTAAATAAAAAAATGCACAAAAGTGAAAAAAGTTCCCACTTTTGTGCAAATTTGTGCAACTTATTGAAAATCAGCCGACTAGCAGCACAAATGTGACAATCAATGTCAGGTAATGCAGTAACTGATCAAATCCGATCACGACGAAGAAATCATGGTATTCTTCCTTTTCATAGAGAGAACTTGAAGCACGACTAGTCACGTAATCTGTGAAAAAATGAGCAACGGCATTTAGGAGGACATATCCGATTGCGCAACCTAGATGCTGGAAATATCCAAAGTTTAGCAGTACGATCAAGATCAGTCCAATTGAGTATACACCAACATGACTGGCCAACGCGATGTTGTTCTTTGACTTATTTGTTGCCTGCCAACTCGTCTGCAGAAAAAAGTCAAAGATCCAATGTACCACTAAGATAGTTGCGAGTGATAATATGCTAATCATAGTTCTCCACTGTCACGTAGTTTCATCAGGCGAAGACGTTCATCCAATACCGAATCAATCTTCTTGGATAATTCAACTTTCTTCTTGTCGTCCTTTTCGTTCATCCACTTTTCGCGTAGCAGACTAAGTACTTCATCTACAGCTTCAATTACTGCAGGTTGTTTCTGTTTCTTTTTCATGGTATGTCAATAACTCCGTCTTCGACCAATATGCTCAGTAAAGACATTCTCATAATTTGGGTTAATTCACCGCCGAAGAAGCTAGGGCTTAGCTTGCCATCATCAAGAAGATAATGAGCAGTCATTTTCAATATGTCAACGAGTCCTTCCTCAGTAAGAGCATAATGGATCTGTTGAACAATCGCGGACGGTCCGTCAGTAATTACTCGACGGTGAATATGTAGTGCTTCAGGCATTTTTGTTAATTGTTACCAAGTCAAGACGATCACAATCATCAACGCGCGCGCTCATGGAGTCCGCGAGATGTAGAATCCACGCCTCACGTGTGTATGGAGCAACTGGGCTACCACATTCACGTGAACCATGATGCGATAAGATGTTATGACTAACGGCATCAATCAATTCGTCGTCTGCTCCCATTGCAATTGCCCAGCAAACCCATTCTACGTTTGAACGCGAAATGTGGTGGATCTTGCGACGATGGTTATTACGAACCCATTTACCATCTTCACTGCGATCATAATCCCATAGCTTGCCATAGTCATGATACAACGCGCTTAAGAACAGCTGCTTGTTGTCAATCTTATGAACATCGCTATAGAGATGAGCGGTATTTAATGACAAAGTGACAACCTCAAAGGTATGCGTCAGTAGTCCACCGTCTCCATAATGGTGCGCAAGTTTATGATGAGAACCACTCCAAATACGAAAGTTTTTATCATCAAGAACTTTAGACGCAAGATCGACACAACCTAGAGTTTCGGCCGCAAGTTTAAGACTTGCAAGGCGATCAGATACTTCAGTTATAGTAGGATTCGACATGTACTCCTTGGTTAGATGAGAAGATAAAGATCTTCAGGTTTTCTTCGGTGCGACCAATTTCATTCATGACTCCACAAAACTCATTGATGCTGCCATGCCCATATTCGTTTGTAAATGAATACCATCGATCATTTAGAGTTTCCCAATCGTATTCTTCCTCGGTGTCGAAGTTGAACTTAGGATTGGTGACTTCACGCAGATTGTCAACCTTTTCCCACTTGTTATTCAATCGGACTGAAGCGCTAACAAGTAGTTTTGCTCCAGTGAATTCCTCGACGACCTTGCAGACGCGATCAAACAATTCTTGATCACCAACCGAATTGGCGTAATTAAGAATATGACCAATCTTGTTCTGAGGAGTCGACTCAGTCATTTCGGTAAAGCCGACTCGAATGAATCCATCATCGCCAGGAATGATGTTGAGGTCAGGGCGGTTCTTAAGGTTCAAATCTTGCACGCTGTAAGCATGCGTGCTAGACGAGTTTGTTTCGTATGTGTTATGTCGGATTGTTTTCATATGTGTTATAATTATTAGTAGGGGATGTCTTCGTCAATCATCAGCATGTCCTCATTGAGGATAACGTCAGTGACAAACTTGTTGAACGCTGTGATACGATCGCCGTCTTCAAGAACATCGACGATTGGACATTCGTCATTTTCACCGCTGTAATAAAATCCGTTACAGTCTTCCCAGTCACGAATCTCTTTAAGACCAAGTCGTTCAGAAAGAATACGAATCGCCTCAAGCTTGAAAGCATTATATTGCTCTGTTGTAATATCACCGCTGGAATCATAGTTGACATACTCATCACATGCATTGAGGTAATGAACAGTAAGAGCAGCCTTTTGATGAGGAGTATAACACTTCACGACATAGCCTTCTTCGCCTGTAGGAATATGCGTGTATGCTTCAGAATCATTGAGGTTACCCGGATAGAGAATCCCATCCTCAAAAATCTCAGCACGACGAAATTTACTCTTGCGATCTTTGGACTTACTGATGATCGTAATGCTATGCGTGCTGGACGAATTTGTTTCGTATGTGTTATGTCGGATTGTTTTCATGTTATTCAGTGATTGTTTCGAGACTAAACGACATAGATCCAGAAACATGTTCTTTGTCTGTCATAATGCTGCAATACTCAATTGTGTTGTTTGTGATTTGTTGAATTACGCCAACTTTGTTCATTGCACCAAACCATTCGCTCATCATGGCGATCAGCACAGCATGCAGCTTTTCAACCGTAACGACTCTTTCATCAAAGACGTATGATAGTGGAGTTTTGTCTAGTGATACTTTGAGTTTTATTTTCATGCGTATGCGTGTTCTTCTTTGACTTTGTTGAAAATATCGACGACGGTGGCGGCATCGGTGATAGCGTAGCGAAGGTCGCTTGTTGAAGTACGTGCAACCTCACCCTTCACTGCATCGACGTAGAACGTGTGGTTACCATCTTCGCCTTGATAGAGCAGCTCCCAATCTTCCTTAGAGACCTGCTTCTGCAAGTCAAGCTGCGTGATCGCAAGATTGTCAAAGCTGATTGTTACTCCTTCAAATAGAAACAGACGCTGCAGCGAAAAACCTTTCCAACGGTCAAGTTCCTTTTGGAGCTCGGGATTGTAGTAATCCTTACCTTTACCATACGTCTTGTATCCAAGCAGAAGGATCTTCGGCTTGATGTCTCGAGCGCGGCACCATTTGATAACCTGCATACAGTCGCCAAGGCTATGTACTCCAAGGATCATGTGGAAGACAACATTTGAGTAGTCAATGTCGTCAGGAAGGAACTTAAATCCGTCACCACCGCGGTAGCTGATACCAAGACCATACAGCAAGCGGTCTTCCTGGAAGCGCCTGATCGTCGGTCCGAACTTCTTCATGTGAAGCATGTTCATCGTGACATTTGGAATGATGCCGCGTGAAGTAACGGTGCGAAGGAAACTCTCGATGCCAGGATGCGCAAGCGGGTTTCCGCCGCCAATCGCAAGTTCGGTGCCTGGGTATTGTGTTTCCCAAATCTTTGCAACAAGATCAAGGTCGCCGTGCTTGCCCTGCTTATTGGACATTTCGTGGCAGTAGACGCAGATGCTGTCAAGGTCACAATACTGTGTAATTTTGAGGTCACAGCTTTCGGGATGAGTCACACGTGGAGCTTCACCATCGGGCCATTCACGAACCTTGGTGCCGTCTTCATAAAGAGACACAGTTACATTACCATTTTGGTAAGTGTGTAGCAATTTCGCTGAGGTTGGTTTCATAATATAGTGGTTGCGTTACAGACTCATTATAAACGGAATATGAACAGATGTAAATAATCTTTTACAGTTTTTTCACTTTTTCTACGACAGCACGCAGTTTCCGTGTACGGTGAACCTTGTATTCTTTCGCATTATGATCGTATTTTTCATAACTAATCATGATGATACCTTCATCACTGACTTCCTTGATACTTGGGTATGGGTCATCCCATTTTCGGTCAGAGCGCTCATTGTCAAGCATGTAAAACACATGATGTTCAATCTCTCCTTTGTTTTCTGCAATCGTTCCCTTGTCGGTCTTAAAGGTGCAGTCACTAACATTGACATAATCGTCAGCTGCGACTGAACAGATGTAGACTTCATACTCCAATGCCTTTGCAGCCTTTTCAGTGATACGCCAATTTGGAGGATCATAGCTGTTGTCATTGCCAAGGATAATCCAGCAGCTTTCGTTGATGAGGAAATTCCAAAGACCTTCGTCTGTCAGTAGTTCTGGATTCTTCTTTACCCAATCGGAGTAATGCTCGCTACCATGATCGACATAGTAGAAGTCATCCTTTGATTGTTTGAACTGCAAGTCAAGTCCATGATCAGCCGCAAGACGAATCATGCGTTCATTCACATCTTCATTGTAAAGAGCAAGCGTCCAGAAGTAACTTGCCTTTGTAAGGAAGTCGTTGAACTTCGTGTATTCCCAGCCAAACTCCCCAAGAGGAATTGTCATCGTCTTTGGGATTTGAACATTCTTGTAGTTCTCAGTGTCAATCGTAATGCTGTGAGTGCTGCTGCTGTTTGTTTCGTAAGTGTTATGCCGAATAGTCTTCATAATTTAACCTCCTGTTTTGATTTTTCTAAATTTTTTCTCCTTTGGTTTTCGAGGCATAAACAAGTCAGATTTTACTTTGTCAATGTATGTTCCAAGTTCCTTACGCATGCTTTCCTTGAATTCATCAAGACGTTCTTCGGTCCAGTAGATTGGCCGCCACGATTCGCCTTTGGCATTGTCTGCACGCTCTTCAAATGTGCCTCTTCGTTTAGCCTCTCCCATGTTATGCTCTACGTGTAATTAAATATGAAGTCGCAATAAACGAAAGTCCAACGCCGACACCATAAAAGGTGCATAGCGAAGAATCCTTCAATACCACGCGCATGTTGAAGATTGCGACGCTTGCGGCAATAATCATCTGTGCAACATCGATCGGAGAATCCCATTGCTTGCGATATGAACGACTAATCAACGCAAATAACGGATGAAGATACGTAGTGCCGATCAATACGGCCATAACCCAATAGATGAAGTCATATGATTTTGTGTAGTATAGCAGAATACTAAAGCTCGCAAGTATTGCAATCTGGTTCAAGTATTTCATATGAATAGATATAAATTATTTCTTATGGTTATTTGACGGTGGTAGGACAGTAATCAGAATGTCAAGAAGCGGGTCATATACAACAACAATGTTTATGCCTTTATGCTTTACTGCATAAACAGTTCCGCTCGTGTTTGGTTCTTTATGTATGAATTTGCGCGAGGTACGAACAGCATTGTGAAAATCTTTTCGTTCAGATTTTCGCAATGCATATCCGAGCCGCTGCTTCCAACGAAATTCAAAGTGATCCATTACTTGCGTTCGTCGTAGGAAAGGTTGATGACTTTGAAGCTACCAAGCGAATGCTTAATCACAACTCCTTCAAAACGCTTGCCTTCAATCTTGTCGATTCCACGTGCATACTTTTCAATCAGTTCAGACGTAAGAACTACCTGACGCTCGACCATCGGTACAACGGGAATTTCGCCAACCGTAGCGGCTGCTACCTTTTCGTAGTAATGTGGGTCATTGGGACCTTCATAAGCTAGAGTGTCGTGGTTCCATACGCTAAATGCTGCAAAGTCAAGCGGGAGCTTAGAGTGTGGATTTGCATCAAAGGCTTGAATGCCTTGCCCGTAAACCTCGCCACGTAGTGCAAGGCTGACGTTATGGTACGTACAATAGTTCTTGAGCTTTTCGAGAATGTTGTACTTACGTTCAGCGAGCGTGTAATTGTTATTGCACTCAGGCTTAATCTCAAGAGATCGAGAACAAATTCCAGTGCGCCATCCACCTTCAGCATTCGCGTCACGGATACAGAAGTAAGTAGCGCTTTGACCGTCAATCTTCAGCGTGACGTCAACATGTTCGCCGTATGGCAGGCTGTCAGTCAGGTTTTGATAACGCTCTTCGTCGGTCTTTGGCATTCTAGACGGCAAGTGTCCTGCAGCGTCAAGAGACTTTGGCGCGGGAGGTTCATACTTAGCGACTCCAATTTCCTCAGAGATATCCTTTCCGATGTTAATTGGAAGCAGCCAACGCTTCAGCTGCGCACTACCGCGTGAGTTGTGATCGACGATATCAAATACACTGAGGACAATACCGAAGCTCCAAACTCCACGCAGCTTCATAGCCTTGACACGATTTGATCGCGCCCGGAAAACCTCTGCCCATGGAGCATCTGGAAGCACAACGTCAGGCTGAATCAACACAACAGCTTGTCCCGGCGAAAACTTACCGATTGGTACGATACATTCATACCCAAGGACAACGGCGATCTCAAGCGAGTCAGCATTTGAATGAGGTTTGATTTCTTTTACGAGTTCAACTGAGGCAAGTTTCATTTAGCGGCTTTCTTTTTGCTAGAGGTTTTCTTCTTGGTCGTGGTCTTTTTCTGCGGCTGCTTACGCGCAGTCTTCTTTATTTCAAGATCGGCAATTTCTTTTTTAAGAGATACAATGATCTTATCATAACTGGCAAGAACACCAGTCACTGGATACCCTTCACGTCGAATAAAGAATCCGCCATTGCCATTTGCCAGCTGCTCCCTTCGAGCGACATGCATTTCTAAATCAGACTTAAGAATTTGTAAATTGGTCATTTTGTAGTGGTTGCCTTACAGGATTATTATAAACGGAAAACCGACCAATGTAAACAAGAAAATGCACCAAAAGTGAAAAAAGTTTCAAAAATTGAGATTTGCGGCAATTTTGCACATGTTTCGGTAAATTTCAATAGATTTTACCGAATCCTCAATTTGTTCAAAACGATGAGTTCCACCTAAAAACCTCATTACCTCATAATTCCGCAGTGTTTCGGCAGTTTCACTCGAATCAAATACTTCGTCGCCGTCAGCTAGCAAAACGAGCGGAATGTATGTATGCCCGACGGTCTCTGTCATGGAATGTCCTTTCCAGGATTCCACAGTTTCGGATGTCAAACGAGAAACTGTCTTATGTACATAATTGACATATTCAGTCTCAAGCGAACGATCCGAAAAAGCGTTGTAAGGATCGACACACGGATTGATCAGCACGCATGGAACTCCTAAAGCCTTAGCACATGCATCAGCATAATATGCACCAAGACTCGTTCCGACGATTAGTAGGTCATCTGCATATTCCTTAATACGATCAACAATGGACCGTATGACTTCTTCGCGTGGAGAGAATGTATCATATGAAAATCCAAGGACTTCCTTGTCAAGTTTACGCAGAGCAGTAATCTTAACATTGTGTGGATCATGCCCACTGTTGAAGCCATGTAAATACACGATCATAAGATTGGCTTTCCAGGCGTTCCAATCGCCATCTTAAGTAGAGGAGTGCCTCCAATTTCTCTCACATAGAAATACTCACGCCAATCTTTAAAGCGAGTATACATTGCCTGATCTACAGACTGTAGGTTATCATTTACATATTCTTGTGTAGGAATGATAATCACCGAATCATCAAGAATATCCGAAACCTTTTTATTCGGAATAGCATACGATTTCAGCAATTCACGTGGCACTGTCTTGATGATGAATGCCAGCAAACCTTTAGAGTATTCGCCAAACGAGACCTTAAAGGATTCACGCATAACATCAGCCAAAACTTTCAGTGCTTTTTGCGATCCATCAGTTCCAACAGCAATTGCCTTGCGTCCGCCACGATCCTTGTAAAGAATGACAGTTTTAAGACGATCACCATCAAAGTATAGTTTCCAAAACGGAATTGTTTTGATCATATCATCCACCGAAGAGAATCCAGAACCTTTGATTCCGCCAATCTTAGCATACGACACCTGCAGCATATCCCATACTTGGGTCGCATATTTTTCACGATCTTTGTCGTGCTTAGAAAGGATTAGGTTAGTGAATCCTTCGGCGATGTATGTTTTGAATGATAGCATTTTATATTTATCAATCGTTGAAGATTACCAAGCTGAACTTATAATCGACGGAGTTGAAAAGCCATCCAAGAATTTCGTTTTCGTGACCTCGCATTGCTCGGGAGAAGATGAACGCTTTGTTCTCTTTCTTGCCAATAACATACAGTCCTTGATCGTCCGACCAATCATGAATCCGATGAATTGGGACTTGACCTGCACGGTAGCCAGATCACTTGCCATTGCCGTTCCGACAGTGTTTTCCCAACGAAATTTGTTTGCGTTAATTTTGGCAGATTCGATAATCATGTGGTAGTTTCCTTACAGGATCATTATAAACGGAATATTCTTAGATGTAAATAAGAAATTTCATAAATTTTCACTTTTTCGGCATTTTACTGACAGAATATCCGTTGAAGGTCGGAAAAATGACTCTAATCCACCTTTCATGGATCTTGAGGTATTTGATGATCCCTTCGGGAACCTTCGGTGGATCTTGAGGATATCATGGTTTTTTTCGCAGCCTTTAATGCAGCCATCGTCGAATGAACTTTTAATTATTATACAGAGACTTCACGCACATGTAAATAACAAAATTCAAAAATTTTTCTCATTTACATTTGGCTACAGTTTGTTATAATAAGGATATGCAATTACGGCCAGCACAGCAAGATGTCCTTGATCACGTGCGTGAAGCAATGGCAAGTGGTAAGAAAGACATATTCATTCAAGCGCCTACAGGAACAGGAAAGAGTCTTATTGCGCTTGAACTCTCTAAGATTTTGGCAGAGAGCGGCTATATGTCATATCTTCTAACAAGCGAAAAGTCTTTACAGCAACAATATGAATATGATTGCAATGTAAAGTTCAAATCACGTCATTCCGACGTCAAATCAATCAGCGGTGTCGATACATACACGTGCGACATTAACGGAGAAAAATTCTCGCTAGGAGTTTGCCGTTCGTTAGGATTATCATACTCCGAGGCAAATGAATTACCTTGCGCTGGAACTTGCGCTTACATTCAGCGCCGGCGTGCTGCTATTCAATCTCCGCGTTCACTAATGAATTATTCCTATTGGCTAATTCAAATGAATTATGTCCTGCGCAAGATGGGCGACAAGTCTCCATTTCGTACACGTGACGTAATCATTTGTGACGAAGCGCATAAGATACCTGACATTGTGGAAAGTCATTTTGCATGTCGCTTAAAGCCTGAAACAGCCGATCGTATAAACGGAGTCATTGGTGCTCTAAATAAAATTGGACATGCATATGATGTACCTACAAAGCCGCTTTACACAGCAATCACTGAAGCGCTAAAGATTCCGGAAAAGTCAAATCCGCATGACCATCATGTTGCACTGCAAACTGTTTATGCAGAATATACGCTTGTAAAGAACACGCTTGAAACAATCAAAACAAGCCTTTCATCTTCTTACATTCCTGGCGGATATGACAATGCTAACTTGACGGCTTGGCACAAGAACCTACCGCGCGAAGTAAAGAGTCTATTCACGCTTGCCGATGATATTAAGGACCATCATTGTAAAGTCGAGGATTATACGCAAATGATTGCACAACACGGTCTACGCAATCTTGTTGTATGCGATGACGACGGTGAACGTGCATACCACAATATGTCGGACCATCTGCTGTTTCATCGACACTTCCGAAACTTTGCGCGTACTCGTATTTACATGTCCGCTACGCTTCAGCCAAAGCTGTTGATTGACCGCTGGAAGCTTGATCCTGCAAAGTGCTATATCATCAATGTAAATAGTGAGTGGGACTCAAACAAATCTCCAATTGTGCTGTGCAATACAGCTGACATGGGATATTCAGGCGGGCGCGACAGTGTCAATAAAGCTGTAAAGAAAATTGACGAACTGCTTGATTCGCATTCCAATGAGCGCGGTGTTATTCATACGGTAACCCACTTGATTGCCGAAGAACTTAAAGCTAACAGCCGACATTCACATCGTCTACTAACATATTCAAATACTGCTGAAAAACTTGAGCTGCTTGATCAACTGGAAAACAAGCCAAGCGACTCCGTGCTTGTGGGGCCATCGCTATTCACGGGTATTGACCTTTCTGATGATAAAGGTCGATTTAACATAATTACCAAGCTAGCATTTCCAAATGTGGGCAGTCCGCTATGGGCTCGCCGATTCAAATTTGCACGCGATGTTTACTTTGGAGAAACTGCATCAGTGCTTGAACAAAGTGCAGGTCGTACTACACGCCATGCTGACGATTATAGTACGACCTACATACTTGATTCGCGTGCTAAGGATTTCCTTAAGTATTCGCGCCAATACTTGAGTGATACCTTTATGGACCGATTAGTTTAAGCCTCCAGTACACTAACAATGTAGCGGAGAATCTTGCTACGAACAATTTCGCCGTCACCAAAATGAAACGTGTTCATACCGTGACGCACCGCATCCTGCGTATCAAATCGGTTAAAGATGTCCTTGTATCCAGACATCTTTCCGATGTCAGTTTGCTTTAAGTCGCCGCACACTACATATCGTGTGTTCTTACCAAAGCGAGTAAGGATAGTTACAATCTCATTGCGTGTTAGGTTCTGCGCTTCATCGACAATAACAATACTATCATTGAATGTTAAACCACGAACGAAATTTACAGGGATAGCTTGCAGTATACCCGCGGCCTTAAGCTGTTGCGCGGTTGCATCGTCGGTTATTTCTCTAGCCTTTTCAATAAGAGGCATTGCATAAGGTAAGAACTTATCATCAACTTCGCCAGGCAACGCGCCGATTGAACGCGATGCACTTTCAATGACGCTTCGGATATAAACAATCTGCTTTATCTTTTTTTCTTTGAATAGTTCCAAAGCAGCAAGAACCGCGATGTATGATTTAGCAGTTCCAGCTGAACCATCTACAAATGAAATGTTTGTATTGTCATTGCAAATAGAATCATAAAAAGCTAGATGCTTTTCATTAAAGTGGAACGGCTTTTTTATTTTGAAATTCAGCGTAAAATTTAATGCTAAAGAGGATTCAATGGTGTTTCCCATTGAATCCTCGGCAGCGGTGAAATGATCACTTAGTTTCTTCTTCTTTGTTTTTCTGACTGGATTAGCTGACATATGTTTTATTTAAAGACTAGCAATTTCTATGTACTTATCTAAGATGTGCGGGCATGAATCGACATGTTCACGCTGCGTATAAAACGCATAATGAACGCACAACGCGTTTCCATATATTTTGTTGTATGATGTTTTATCCATCATCGGTTTATCGACTGATAGCCAAGCTTCTTCGTCTTCACCAACTTTACCTCCAAATTCAGCAAAGCGTGAGCCTAGCCATGAAATACAATTAATAGAGCATCTCTCGGCAGCATGCGGTCTAAGATTCCATTGATTAAACTTATATGCATTTAGAGTTCCGTTTTCAACATGGTTGAAAAAGTTCTTATGTTTTTGTTCGGCAACTTGGCCATTTGCCCATGCAACTGGACATAGGCAATCATATGACATTTCACTAATGCTTAATGGTAGAGCGCCAATTCGTTGATGTATATGATCGCATATAGCATTATTTACGATGTTGCCGTAGATCAAAAAAGGCTCAGGGTCTTTGGCTCTTTCATTTGCTAATTTGCGAATGAAATTCTTTTCAAGATAGACGATGTCATCGTCTAATCGTATGTATACTACGTTTGATTCGGTTGTATATTTAAAAAACGTATGAATAGAATTAATTCCATGATACGGAATATCCAAGTCATAACATTTAATCCAGCTGTGCTCCTTCTCCAATGATTTGCAATAATCGATGTCTTCTTGGTTTTCAGTGTTTATCCAAAGTTGCCAAATTGAAAAATCATCTTTTTGCTTTATCAGATTTTTTAAAAGTACTTCCAAATATCGTTTACGCCCTGCTGGAGTAACTATAACAGTTTTGTGTTTTTTATTCACATGTTTACTCCCCAATAATAATCGCTCTGCGATATGAATAATCACTATGGAATTTCTGGTCTCTTCCAACTAGTGTGCCTTCCTTAAAGTCGTATACACGTCCTTCAATTAGAGTAACAGTCGGCGGATCATAAAGTGCCGATTTGTTCAAGCTTGCGTTGTTTTCTCTTTGAGAGACGTTCCATCCGCAGCTTTGAAGCAGCATCACCAATACTAGCGAGCTTATCAATTTCATCTTCAATACGATCTATTTCTGTTTGCTGCTGCCAGCGAACCCAAGCAGAATATGCTTGAGCCGCCGCAGTGATAGCGAGTAAAAATGTTTGAAACATTACTTAACTTCGCCGCCTTTGTCCTTGGCTTTACCGATGTTAAGCGCGAGGAAGTCGATAACTGCATAAACCTTAGCCAAAGTCGAGCCCGCTTCAGGTGTTGGTGTGAATGCAGCAACCGCTGAAGCAAGAGCAATCACGGCTGTAACAATACCAAACCAGCTTTGTGTCTTGAGGAATTCTAATACGATGTCCATATTTGTTTATCTTGATGTTATGATGCTGTCCCATCCTGAGACGGCCATCAGCTGTATTTATTGGTTCGCCTCTTTCTCAGTACACCACCCGCTATACTCTTTGCATGCATTTCATGATTATGTATGATAAGGCATCGGTCTTCTTACTATATATGTTCCAATTCATAAATCCAACGGTCCCAATTCATAAAGTCTTTTGCATACTTAAACAAGGCAACCGAATTAGTCATTTGCCAAGGTATGCTGCTTCCAATGTAACATATTGTATTTGTGATTGTAATTTCAAAATCATCACTTTCTTTAAGCTCAAGAGCAAGGCCAACTTCTACAAGTTCGGCTATCAGTGGAACTGAAGTATAGCCGATGATAGGAATACCTTCGGAGATTGCGCGGCGAATGACCCGACTAAACCGATCATTATGTGATGCATACACCAAAACATCAAACGTATCAAAATCCGATGGATTATAGATGTAAGTATATTCATCAAGATCTCTTAGATGTGGTACTATAGAGTC